TTTATAATTAACCAGCTATACCATCTTGGCTAAAAAATATTTGATTACCTGCACAAGCAATAACTCCATCAGCATAAGGAAAAACTCCTTGAATGTTGTCATCACTACCAGTTGGTCGTGTTGCACTAGCTCCACCAAACTTTGCAAATCCATTTATTCTTCTGTAGCCTCCTTCTATTGAGACTTCAAAGTTTTGCAACTCTGTAGCTACACCGGGAAACTTAAGTAAGTCTATTGCGTTTGCAGAGTTTACTAAGCCTCCAGCACAAGCCACTGTATAAGGTTGTGAACGTGCCATAATTAAAAGTAATATCTATCGTCTGACATATATTTTGGTTGTGGATTTAATAAGTCAGACTTCATGTGTCTCATGCCTTTTTTATAGTCCTCTAAAGCAAAGGCTGCTTGTTGTGGGCTTTCTTTAAACTGCCACACATAATATCTCATTCGTGCTAGTAGTACATTTTTAAATTGGTCTGGTAAAACTATTTCATCTGTATATGCTGATAAAGCCGTTGGTCTATCATAAGCATAAAAATGTACATTATAAACTTTGTCTGGTATTGGACTTAAACCAAACTTTCTAGCATCTGGTGATTTGATAACATATCTTGGTTCACCGTATTGTTGATCTCCTGCATCGTCTTCGTTTTCCTGGTCTCTATAATATCTTTTCCAATCAGCTAAGCTTAAAAATTTTAAGCCTTGTGAAACGTAAGGTGCTGATTCTCCAGAAACATTAATTGTTGTTAGGTAAAAATCATCCCAATCTACCGATGCATAATCTGATTGTAGATTAGAACTCCCTGTTTTTAGTAAATACCATCTTGTACCGGCTGTTGTTGCTACTGTAACATTACCATAAAAGGGGTCTGTAGCTCCACTAAGACCGGTAGCAAAGAATGGTAATTGTGGTTCTTCATTTGCAATATCAAATAAAGACCTATTGACAGTATCTTTTACAAATTGTTGAATACCTGTCGCATTGCCAAAGTTAGCAGATGTTAAAGGTATTTCGTTAAGTTCTCGTAAAAGTTCGTTTGTTATGTCTAAGTATGTTACTGCCATTATTTTTTATGTATTTTTTGAATTTCAAAGTTTGCTGATTTACTGGCTCCTTTATGTGGCTTATAACCGCCAACAGGGTCTTTCATTAGTTTAAAGCTTTTACCGCTTTTCATCCAATGATATCCTTTAGGTGCTGGTACTTTCATGTTAGCAAGGCATAGCCTTTTTCATTGATTTTTTAACAAGACCGCCATCCTGATAACCATATCTCATTTTGCCGCCTTTTTTCATTTCACGTCTAGCAGCTTTGTTGCCATCCATGATACCATCAACCTTTTCAACCTTCATGCCACCCATGTAGCCTTTTCTTTTCTTGTCTTTGTGCATCCCGTGCTTCATAATCTCTCCTTGTAAAAATGGAGGAGTCCGAAGACTCCCCCGTAACTATAATTAGTCAATAGTGTAGAAAGCTGATACTAATGCATCGTCTCTCAATACTTTTGCTCCATATACATGTAAGCCTCTAACAATGTCACCAAATGAACTTGGGTCTCTTAGGACTTCAGTTGAGATGATTGTTTGAGCTGTTGCTGTTGAAGAAATATGTCCAGCTAGACATTTTCCTGTAGCATTTGAAACAGCTGCAATGTTATTAGATTTGTACATGTTGAAACCTCTTAACTTACCGCTAGATACTAGACCATTTCTGATTGAGCCTTGTCCTGCGTTGAAGTCAACAGAAAGAAGTTTTGAGCTGGATTGTGATAGCTGCTCATAAAATTCTGGAGAAGCTACAAACCATCTTCCTTCTTCAGGAACATTAGCATCATCTAATAGTCTTGCCATTCTTGCAAGTACGTTTAATGGGTCTGTTTCACTAGATACACCTAGGTCAATAGAACCTGCACCATCGTAAACGTCAGCTGCTAGTTTTGTAGCTGAGTCTGCACCTAGTACATGGTCTGGTGAAGAAGAAGAAACACCTGAGAACATTGATTCAATAACTGAGCTATCGAAAGAATCTCTTAGAGCATAAGCTGCTGAAGATGTTGCAACTTCTTTAAAGTTGACGTGAGACATATCTCTCTCAATATCATCTACGATGAATTTGAAAGCTTTAGCTGAATCGACTACGAGTGTTAGCTCTTCGTCTGTTAGCTTGGTTTGAGTTGTGTCAGAACCTCTTGTGTAGTCATACACTGAGATTACTGGCTCTTTGATAATTTTAACAGAATCACCATAATTGCTGATTTCTCCGGAGTAGTCAGTATTTGTAATAGCTTCTACCACTGATGCCTTTCTGAAAAAGTTTAAAACTTTAGCAGAATATATGGAAGGCAGGAAGAAACTATTAGCTTGACCACTAACGGAGTTACCAAAGTTTGCATTTGTATCTGGGGTTGGTTCAAAATACTGTGCCATTTTTTACTCCTTGGGTTAATATAAAAGTTTATCTACTGATTCTACCTTCTTCCCAAGCCTTGTCGATTTCTTTTTCAAGTCTATCAAACTCAGCTGGAGATAAAGCTAGAATCTCCTTTTCGGTCCAAATTTTTGCTTGTTTTGGCTCAACGTTGGTTGTCTTTGCAGAAACCATGTCAGCCGCTGAAGCTTTGGATTTAGAACCTGCCGATGACTTTTTCTTAGGACTATTGATACCCATGTCAGACTTAAATAAATCTAATGCTCGACTTGCTGCTTCTGGGTCACTTGCATTGCTGTAAATCCAGCTTTGAATTGACTCAGGTTGAGACTTTGCCCAATCATGGAAATCATCACTGTTTCTGATATCATCAAAATCAGGATGCCTTGATTTGAGTTCTTTCTCAGCATCTAGTCTTACTAACTCTTGCTCTCTTTCTTGTAGAAGTTTAACCTTCTCTTCTAGAGTCTTTGCTCGGCTTTCGCTTTGCATAGATGCAACAGTTTCCACTACATCGTAGACATCAGGATATTTTTGTTTAAACTCAGCCAGTTCTTCTTCAGATTTTGGAGGAACATATTTTGGTTGTCCTTCCCGAGCTTGGTCTAATAACTCTTGCTCTCTCTGTTTAAACTCATTGAGCTTACTATCATAATGTCTCTTTAAGTCATCATAACGTTTTTTATAGTCGGGTCGCTTGTAGGGTTGTTCTTTGGCTTTTGTTTCTTTAACTTCTTGTTCTTCTTGAACTTCTGCTGCTTCTACTTCTTCAGTTTCATCATCAGGGTCTGGAAAGAATAAGTTGTTTGAATCAACAAAAACTTTCTGCTCTACTTTGTGCCAACTTTTATCCGCATTATACGGGTTAGCCTTTTCTTCTTTAGCCATCTTTTTCTCCTATTCAGGGCTTAGCATTATTACAAGGTAGCTGCTGTACGGGCAGGGCTTGTCTTGCAAAGGTCGCCTTTCGGTTAATATTAACTACCCAAATATCGTGAGCCTCTAATCATGGAGTCTTTAACTAAACGGTCTGTTTCATCTTCTTCCATTACTCCAGCATCGTATTTATTTAACAAACTATCGTTTGTTCTACCAGCTGGATTAACGTTGTAGGTGACTTCAACCCTTTTGTCATCACTCATAACTTGCTGCTCATCATCAAGACGTGTTACAACGTCTCCATTTGCGTAGCCTTCTCTCTCACCACCAGCATCGTATGCAGCTTCGGCATCCTTCATCATTTGCATGAGGTTGTCTGCACCAATCTGCTCGACTGCTTTGGCAGTAAAGACAAATTCTCCATCTGATAACCTAGCAGGTATATCATCTGAAGTGCCTGTCCCCGGACCATCAACAGGACCGGCTCCAGTAAACTCGGAAGCTTTCTCAACCACTTTGTCGAATAGTACACTCAACTCAGGGTTAGCTTCTAGTTGTTCTTCTAACATAGACTTTTCTTCATCAGATAGGGCTTCCCCTACTACAAAGTCTATAAAGTTTTGTTCCATTTCTTCGTCAGGTAGCATTTCATTTTCTTCTTCGGGCATTTCTTCTTCTACTTCATCTTCTAGATTCATTGGTATAACTTCCATTTCATCCATTTCGCCACCTTCTTGATA